GGATTGCGGAGTGGGCGAGCAATCGGTAAAGGTGTCGATCGAGTTCTGAAGTGTGGCCGATGCGGATTGGTAGTTAGCCCCTAATGGCACAAGGGGCGACAGTGACCCAATCCGGTGCCATCATCGGCCATGCCGGGCGGCTGCTAGATGGCAAAAAGATGCGTACTGCCCTGTCACAGTCAGGGCCAGCCGCCCTTCAGGAGGAGAAATGACCGACGACAGGTTGGAGCAGATCAAGCGCAAACCGGAGGGGAGGCTTGCAGCGGATGGTGACATTCGGTGGCTGATTGCTGAGGTCGAGCGGCTCCGCGTAATCTGTGCTGCATGGCAATCCGATCACATCGAAGGCAACGAGGAGATTAGGCGGCTCCGCGCCGAACTCGACAAGATGAAAGATCCAAGTGGTGAATTCCCTCCGTGTCCCAGTTGCGACTTAGGACAAGAAGCCGATTGCACCTGTTTCGACAAGCCGGGCCTGTGGGAAACAGTGCGTCATCTCCGCGCAGAACTCGCCGCCGCCAACAAGAGGATCGAGGAGGCGAGAGCCAAAATGGAGACAATCCGCAATCTTGTACCGGAGCTTGAACCAGTGATGTGGGAGTGGCTGAAGGGGAGCCGTGAGTCATAAGTGGCTGGATGATGAGGAATCTGGGTATGTGAGGGGAAATGTTGACGACAACGATGGGCGTGTATTGTGTTCGTTGGATCATTTGGTTCCGTACTTTGCGCGGTTGTACGGGGTGACGTTGATGTTGATAGCGCGTCATCCGGATGCGAAGAGTTTGGTGGGGCTGTTGGATTTCACGGTTGAGGATGTGGATGAACCGAGAGTGCTTGACACTCCGGGCGGCGTGGATGCACGCTTTTCGCGGAGGCGGGCATGACGGAAGACTTGCTGGCATTCGAGGAGGGGATCAACTCGGGGCGCCGAACCAAGTGGCAGACTCGGGATCTGATCGTGAATCCTGAAGTGGCGAGGATGCTGGCGATTGGGATGAGCCGGAAGGCGATCTGCGAAGCGATCGGGGTGAATCCCGGCACGTTGGCGCGGTACATCAACTCCCTGGAGATGTCTGAACTGCTGGAGATCGAGACGAGGCGGGTTGTGCGTCACATCAGCCGGCGAGACCTGTCGAAAGAGAAGTATCTTGCGCTTGTGACGGGCGTGGGGGTTATGATCGACAAGGTGAGGTTGCTGCGGAATGAGCCTACGACGATTCAGGGGAGACAGGGTGCGGCCGGAGTGGTCAACTCCATCACCATCGCTCTCTTTGGAAGGGGAGGAGTTCCAGAGGGCGAGGGAGTTGGTCCTGAAGCTGCGCTCGATGTCACCGCAGACGCGAGACTCCTACCTGAACCGCCTGACGGAGCCGCAGAAGCGGACCCTGGATCAAGTGACGTGGGCGATAGTGAGGGATGAATGCTCTGCGGACATTCGGCAGTTTGCGAAGTATGTCGTCACGAAGGACGAGCACGGACAAGACGAGCTATCGGTGCGACAGTTTCCGACGCCTCAGCAGAAGCCCTACGTCTGGGATCTCATCGACACGGTGATGAACGAGCAACTCGTACTCGTCGAGAAATCCCGCCAGTTGATGGTTACTTGGACGATGTGTTTGGTCTGTCTATGGTTTGCGAAGTACCGGAAGAACCGGCTGATTTTTGTTCAGTCGAAGAAAGAGGACGATGCGGCGAACCTTGTGTTCAACAAGGAATGGCCGGTTGCCCGCATATCCTTCATGGAATCGAACCTGCCTGAACCTCTTCAGTGCAAGCCTAACCCGTCTTACGGCAAGTTGCAGTTCAAAACAGGAAGTTTGATCTGGGGAATCCCCGAAGGTGGGGACCAAATCCGGTCGTACACGGCATCACTGATCTTCGATGACGAATTTGCCTTCCAACCGGAGGCGGAATCCGCCTGGAAAGCCGCGTTGCCGTCCATCAAGGGCGGCGGGAAGTTCGTGGCGGTCTCGTCGGCCCGTTCCGGTGCGTACATGAGGGAGTTGATCCAGCGTTTTTGAGTTGCAACCCACCGAAAAACGTGTAGAGTCGGGGCATGGGCGCAAAAATCAAGATCCGCAAGGACCAAGTTCTCTTGAGAGGCGAAAACGCCGTGATTTATCAGGACGACAACGGCAACGTCTGGCGTTACCTGAAGCAGTACGGCAAACAGTGGCCGATCATTTACGTCTGGAAGGAACCGGAAAATGGATGGGACTCCCTGTGAGAGCACGATCACGCTCGACAACGACGGCGTGATTGCGTGCGACAAGTGCAGGACGGTCAGGCCGCACAGGTTTGTGCGTTTGAAGCCGGTTTACACCCACGACGGCCAGTTTTCCTTCTCAGAATGCCGTTACCAGTGCATGATGTGTGGCACTGAACGTCGGTGGGGTAACACGATGGACATTCCAAGACGATGACGGCCCCATTGGGAATGCTCGTTGTGATGTGTCCGCTTTGCAACGATGGCAGTTCCGTCTTCAATCGTCCGGACCCGAGCCTTCTGAGGACGATGTGTTCTAACGGAAAGCATTTCATGTCCAAGCGGGCCTTTCATGCGTATCGGGGCGAACCGCTGAAGCTCTTTGCTGAGATTTTCAGGGAAAACACCCAAGACGTGATGAAAACGATCAAGCCAAAGGCCCCGAAGAGGCAGATTACGCTGTGAAGGGAATCGAACACTACACGTCTGCGGCCGGCTTTCATGTGATGAGCATTCATTACACGGCCGATCCGGAGAAAGACCCAGCCACAGAGAACGGAAGGAAGTGGTTTGAGGATCAGCAGAGGGGTTACGTCGGCGGGATTGACTCGTCGATGTGGCGCCAGGAAATGGAGATTGACTGGGATGCCGCCGGCGGCGATCTCGTTCTGCCTCAATTCAAGCGGCACAAATCATCAATCTGTGTTGACCCTTTCGTGGTGCCGGAGGATTGGTCTCTGTACGCATCATTCGACTACGGGCATCGGAATCCTAGCGCCTTTCACGTTCATGCGCTCGACTACGATCGTGACGTTTACACCATCTGGGAGTTCTACAAGCGTGGCGTGGGGTATCGTGAGATTGCCCGCGCAATCCGGGCGTGTCCTTACTTCGACAGACTGGCTTATCCGCCGATAGCTGATCCTTCCATCTGGGCGCTGACACAGCAGCAGCAGAACGACAACGTGGTGAAATCCGTGGCGCAGTTGTTCATGGAACTGCCGGCGGATGAGCAAGTCCTCTTTGCCCCCGGAAAGAAAGGCGGCGACATCACGGTTGCCGAGCTTATCGCAGGAGACTTCTGGAAGCGTGAGCGCCTGGAGGCCGGCGAGAAACCCCGGTGGCAGATTTTCAAGTCGTGTCCGATGATGATCTGGGAGATCGAGCGCTTGCGTTACGCCGATTGGTCGGGCACGATGCAGGAACAACGAAACATCCGTGAGGAAATCGTGGACAAGGACAATCATGCGTGGGACGGCATGAAGATGTTCTGTACGATGTTTTTCGGCGCTTCCGTGGCGGGTCCGTCTGATCCGCTTGAGAAGCTGAAGCATCTCGACCCCGCGAGCTATCGTGTCTGGAAAAGCCATCTGAAGGATCGGAGCAAGGATTCTAGGATGGGCGAGTTCTACTAGGAGGAGTGATGAAAAACTGGAGGACATCTTTGCTGGGTATCGCTCTTGGGGCGGGCCAGATCATTCACACATCACTTCAGGCCAACCAGCAGGTCGATTGGATTGGTTTGTTGATCGGTGTCGGGTTCGCCGCTCTTGGTCTCGCGGCGAAGGACTCCCAGGTGACGGGCGGGACGATCAAACAGTGAAGCTCAACATCGGTTGCGGCGACCGATTCATGCGGGACTGTCTGAACGTGGATCTCCACAGGCCAAAGGCGGTCCCGCATGGAGTCGATTTCAGGATTGTCGATCTGGAAAAGGCATGGCCGTTTCCGGAATCGAGCGTCGAGACGGTGATAGCTCTCGACGTGATCGAACATCTGCACGACAAGATTTTCACGATGAATGAGTGCTATCGGGTCTTGCAGCCGGAGGGTAAGTTTCTCGTCGAGGTTCCTTCGACTGATGGGCCGGGGGCGTTCCAAGATCCAACGCACGTCTCGTTCTGGAATCGCAATTCGTTCAGGTACTACGAGAGCGGGAATCCGTATCGGGAGCGGTTTGCGGCGTCTTACGGAATCCGCGCATCGTTTGTGATCCTCAACGACTATCTGATCGAGACAATGGACGGGCCGAAGGTAAAGATTCTGATGCGGGCGGCGAAATGACGATTCTCCATCGGATGCACGACATAATCGCCCTCAAAAAAGGGCTGATGATCTATCCACACTTTGTTGACTTCCACACGTCAAACGTCTGTAACCAGTCCTGCGTAGGCTGTGCCTACGACAGTAAACTAACCAACGACTACATGGGGCGCGACGATCACTTCAAGTGCGCCAACGATCTTTTGGAAGTCGGAGTGAAGGCGTTCGATTTCGCCGGGGGAGGAGAGCCGGCGATGATCCCGTACCTGCCGGAACTCATGCGGCACATAGCGGCGTCGGGCGGTCATTTTGCGCTCATCACGAACGGGCTCGTGATGAAACCGGATCTCGTCACGGTTCTCTTGAAGGCTGGAACCTACGTTCGCATTTCTCTCGAAGCGTCCAATCGAGATGACTACGCGAAGTACAAGCGGGTTGATCCGAAGTCCTGGCAGATTGTTATCGACAACATCGGACAACTCGTGCGCGAGAAGCGCCGGCTCAAATCAAAATGCGAAATCAGCCTGAAGTTTTCGGTGGGGAAGACCCTGCGCGGCTCCCAGCACTACGAGGACATCATCGGGCTCACGGATTCTCTTGGAGTCGATCGCGTCAACATCAAGGCTCTGCGGCATGAGCCGGAGGAGTTGAGCGAAAACGAGCGGTGGGACGAGGATCGGTTGCTGCGAACGGTGTTAGACGGCGTGAGGGACGAGAGGTTTCGGTGGTGGATCGCACCGTTTGGCGACGTTCAGAAATGTTGGTTGAATCCGATCCACACCGTCGTTGACTGGCAGGGTAACGTCTACATCTGCTGCTACTACTACTACCGGGAGAACGACTTCTTCATCGGCAATATGCTGAGGGAGAGGTTTGTCGATCTGTGGTTCTCGCAGACGCACAGGGATAAGCTGGAGAAGATCAATCCAGCGTCGTGCGCCAAGGTGGATTGCAAGTTCTTTCACCATCACAGACTCGTTGATCGTGAACTGACGAGGGGAAACATACTGTGGGTATGAAGAAAGTCATCGTTACCACCACCATCAATGCCCCGACTGAGGCGATTCAGCTTTACGATCGGATGCCCGATTGGGAACTCGTTGTCGTTGGAGACTCGGCAACTCCCAAATACAGACTCAGGAACGGCACGTTTATTTCTTGGAGGGAACAACAAGAGCGCTATCCCGATCTCTGTGAGCTTATCGGGCCGGGTTCGGTTGCCAGGGGGCGGATGATCGGGTTTATCGAAGCGGCCAATCGCAACGCGGTAATCGTCGCTTCGATTGACGATGATTGCATCCCCAAAGAGAATTGGGGGAAGAGAGTCTACGTCGGTCAACCGAGGCTGATGGTTGATCGCGGGCCGGATCAGCTTGTAACGGACCCCTACTATCCGTTCGTGCGCGGAAAATTCTGGCATAGGGGATTCCCGTGGCGGCATCAGGGAATCAGCCAATTCAGCATCAACCAATGCTTGAGGAGACAGGTCGTTCCTTTGCTTCAAGAGGATCTGTGCGATGGGGAGGCGGATGTTGATGCGATCTTCCGCGTAGGTGGAGGGTCGAACGAGTTGCGTGTTCCACATGGTTACGAGACCCCGTTTGCTCCGGCACGGTTCTGTCCGGTCAATACGCAGAGCATCTTCATTCTCGGCCGAGTCCTTCAGCATCACTTCGGCAACATCCCTTTCATCGGTAGGGCGGATGACATTTGGGCCGGGTATTTGTTCCAGAAGCGATTTCCCGGCCGAACGGTCTACGGGCAAATCACGAACACGCATTCTCAACACCGATCGCACATCTCTGTGATGCGGGATTTTCGAGACGAGTTGTTCTCCTACGAGCACACCGCTGACTTTCTCGCATATCTCGACGTGCATTCGATCGAAGACACGATGGCGCGATTCTTGCCGCGAAAGTCAATCGAAGCGATTCGTCTCTATCGGAGTTACTTCTGATGAAAGCGATCTCGGTGATTCTGCCGTCGCGTGGGAGAGGCAATCAGTTCAGGGACGTTTGCGCTAGGCTTTTCGACACGGCGGCGAACGCGAATGAAATCGAGGTTATCTGCCGCATCGACGATAACGATCCGTCGATTCCGGACTACCTGCATTCGTTCCGGTCCTTTCCCGCCGGAAGGATGGCGTTAATCGTAGGGCCACAACTTGAAGGGTACGCCAGCAACGCCATCTTCATCGAAGAGGCGTATCGGCTTTCCACTGGCGCTCTTGTGATTCAGTTCAACGACGATGCCTGGATGGAAACCAAGAATTGGGACGAGGAGTATCTCAGGCGGAATCTTGGGCAAGTGTGCGTCATGAGCGCTCACGTCGAGCCGGCGAACCATACCCGTTTCTCGTTTCCCTGCGTCAACCGGGAGACCTTGGAGTTGACTGGTCGGTTCTGTCTCGACGGGAATCCTTCTGTCGATCGGTGCTGGGAATCCTTCGCAGAGGCGATGAACTGCGAGATACGTGTTCCCGTTCAGATCCGTCACGATCAGATTCGACACACGCTTCAGTGTGACGACACCGCTCGGGCATCGAAAGGGTTCTATCGGGATTTGGAAGCCAATTGGGGTGAACGGAGCGCTGTTCATCGGATGATCGGACAACGATACGCAGATCAAGTCAAGCGTGAACTGGCGATCCGGCGGCGCAATCCGGAGGTATTGTGAAAATACACGTCTACACCGTGATGCGGAACGAGGAGAGGATTCTGCCGTTCTACCTTCGGCACTACGGAGCGGTCGCGGAGAAGATCATCGTCTACGACGATCAGAGCGACGATCGGACCAGGGAGATTCTGTCGGCTCATCCGAAGGTTGAATTGCGGGACTACCCCGGAAATCTTCTCGATGACGGATTGACGGCGAAGTTGTTTTCGAATGCGTATCGGGAGGACAGGAGTCCGGACTGGGTGATGTGCGTAGATGCCGATGAGTTTGTCTGGTCGGAGGATTTGATCGGCCATCTTGCAGAGGCTAAGGCTGGAGGGCATCTGTGCATCGCCTGTAACGGGTGGGAAATGATGTCCGAGACCTTTCCTTTTGGAGACGGTCAGATTTACGAGGAAATTCAAGAGGGGAAGAGGACGACTTGGTGGGTCAATGGGGGCAGGAAGGGTTGCGTCTTCCAGCCGGCGATTGACATTTGGTTCGATGCCGGCCGTCACGTATGGAGCGTGAACGGCAATCGAAACGGATCTTCGTGGTTCGACTCCCCCGTGAAGTTGCTTCACTTCAGAGACCTTGGGCACGAGTATTATCTCTGGCGGCACCAACGTAATGCTGGTCGGCTACACCCCAATAATCGTGAGCACGGGTGGGGGGCTCACAACCATTCTCCGTTGTCTGCGGAACGATTCGCGGCTCATATCAAGGGAAGGGTGAGGGTGACGTGATGTTCAACCTGACAATCCGAACGAAGACTGAAGTGCGTATGCTTGAGAATCGGATCAAGGAGTTGGAAGGCGCCCTTGCGCTCATGCGACGTGAGCGGGACCACGAAAGGGTCCGAAGTGAGCGAGCGGTCAACATGGTGTTGATGAAGTCCGCAAAGGCGGGGATCAATCTCGACGATGAGAGTGAGACGATCCAGCATGAGCGAGCCATCGAACGAATGCTTGACATCTTCGGAGACGACGAATCCGAACTCGCAGAGCAACAACGAATCGCAAGCGCAATCCAAGCCGATCGAACCTGAGACCAGCGAAGCGGTCAAGGAGGTAGAAACAGCCCTCAATCAGATCGCAGAAGCCAAAGCCGGCCCCCGCAAGTTCAAGGCGTCGATTTTCGTAGCAATCCCCAACATGATTGACGTGAACGCCGGTCTTGTGAACAAGCTGTTTGTCTACGCTTGCCAGGACAAGTATCGGGTGGCTTTCCGTCTTTTCTCCGAGGTCCGCTTTCACGATCACGTTCGCAATCGCATCGGCGCGGCGTTTCTGAAAAGCGATTGTGAGTATCTGGCGATGTTCGATGCGGACACCGATCCGCATCCCAACTTCCTTTCGCTCACCGATGAGGGTAAGGACGTTCACTCGGGTAACGTCTTCTGTTACGTCAAGAAAAGCCTGATGCCTTCGATCTGGGAAAGCGCTGACTGCGAGGAGTGCTTCTGTCGGAAGAAGTGGCTCGACGAGGGCGTTGTCCACGACCCGGAGATGTTCCGTGGCAACAACGACAGAGGTCTAGATCGCTGGAATCCGTTCATCCAACGCTGGGAGAAATACTGCACCAAACACCAGATGCTTCCTGGCATCAAGTGTCGCTGCAAGGGCACCGGAAGAGATCCGTGGGTTTTCAAGACGCACCGTAAGGCGACTGGTCAAGCCGGCAAGTTTCGCGTGGATTCGGTCGGGGCTGCGGCTCTGCTCATCAAGCGGAGCACGCTCGAAGACGTTCCGTTTCCGTGGTTCCAGTTTCTCTACAAAGACTGCCGAGAGATCATTCTCACCGAAGATCACTTCTTCTGCTGGAAGGCCCAATGTTTCGGGAAAGAAATCTGGGCGGACGGGCAGATGGCGAGCCACCACTACAAGACGATCAACCTTCTGGAGTTCAACAACAAGCTGGTCGAAGCCTTCAATGCTGGCAAGGCTCACGGGGAGAAAGCGATTTCTCCCTTGATTGTGTCACCGAACGACGCGACGATTCGTGACGTGAAGCGAACAAAAGTCAGATAGCGCTTGCTTGTTCCGGCGTTCGTGTTATTGGTGGTGCTATGGCATACGACATCGAAAAGATCCGCGAGGCGTACCACAAGTCGAAGGGTCGCTCCGAGGCAGAGAGAACGACTTACGAGCGATTGTGGTTCCGAAACGTGCTTTATCTTCTCGGAATCCAGTGGATCGTCTACAGAGCCGAGACGAGGACGTGGCGACCACGGGTAACGAAAAAGTGGGTGCCCAGGCCGGTGACGAACAAGTTCGCCGGCTTCTGCAACACGATTCTCCAGACGCTTTCCGCTCGTATGCCAGAAGCGGTTTGCACTCCAGCGACAGACGATCCGGACGATGTGGGTGCTGCGGAGACTTCGCTTGCCGCGATGCCCGTGATCTACGAGGAAGTCAACGCGGAGCAAGCAAGGCGCGAGACGGCATCCTGGCTCGTCTTGACCGGGAATGCCTTTTTGCATCCGTCGATCGACAACGACCCTAAACACGGAACGTCATTCGTTCAGCACGTTACGTGTAACGATTGCGGGAAGATGTTTCCCCCCGATCAGGCCGGTTCTCCGGTCGATCTGCCTCAGCCCCCGCCGTTGTCGATGGACGCTGGAATGCCGATGGGCGAAGCGATGGGCGCCGCACCATCCGAACCTGTCGGTATGGAGGGACCGGAGGGCGCGTTGCCGACGCAGGGCGCCGGTTTCGGGGACATGATCGGTGAGACACCGACAGGACCCGCACTAGGGCAGATCCCGCCAGAAGCCCCGCCAGAGCCGGAGTTGTTGTCCTACGGTCCCTCTTCAATGCCTCAGTTCGGAGCCCCCCCGCAGAGGAAAAGCGAAGTTTCCTGTCCGTTCTGCGGGAGTCCAAACGTAATTCCGGCTCAAGACGACGCTGGCTCTCCGGTCGGTGAGGAGTTGGCGAATGGGAAGCTCCGGCTGGAGGTCTTCTCGCCGTTCGAGGTCTTTCTCGACTTGGAAGCTCGGAGCATGGATGACGTTGAGGAGTTGCTCGTTCGCCGGCGCTATCCGGTTGAGCGCATCCGCACGCTTTACAACCGCCCGGAACTCGAAGCGGATACCAGTTCCACGACGGGCGGCGCGAATTTCGGGTTGAATCTACTGCGTTCGATCGCGTATGCGGTCGGAGACTCCGATGGCCGAAGCGTCGTCTCGAAGGGTGGTCCCGACGACCAGGGCATCACAATCGACTACTTCTGGAAGCGTCCGTGCATTGACTTTCAAGAGGGTGTGGTAGCGGTTTTTGCCAATGACCAACTACTCAACACAGACACGGTGGAAGACGGCATTCCGTACCGTGACACGAAAAATCGACCGATCTGGCCGTGGCACCACGTTGTTTTCGATTCTGTTCCTGGCCGTTTGCTTGGCCGCACTCCAATGGATGATGTCGCTCCGAAGCAGGAGCAAAGGAACAAACTGGAAAGCCTGATCCAACTCATCATTAGCCGAACCGCAAATCCAGTTTGGCTCATCCCGAAAAATCTCGGCGTCAGTGAAATCACGGGCGAGCCCGGAGAGTTGGTCGAGGGCAATTGGGCCATTGATCCGAGACTGCGGCCTGAACGAGTCCCTGGGGAAAACATCCCCACGTCGCTCATCGCGTGGCTGGAAAAGCTGGATCGGGACATGGAGGAGTTGGCCGGCGTTTTCGAGGTTATGAAGGGCTCCGCTCCCCCTGGCGTGACTGCGGGGACCGCTCTACGTCTTCTTCTCGAACGCGCCAACACGCGCTTCACTCCAGTCCTGATGAACATTGAGCGACTGTGGGGAAAGGTCTCCAAGGATCTTCTGACTATCGCACAGCAGTTTTGGTCTGAGGAGCGCATCAACACGATCAAGGGTCAGGGGGCGACCTGGGAAGTTCAGCGCTTCTCCAAGGCCGACATTCGTGGTTCTGTGGATGTGCGCGTTGAGGCTGGAAGCGCGGTCCCGAAGACTCAGGTAGGCCAGCAGGCGCTTGTTCAGGACTTGACTGCGATGGGGGTCATCAACCCGCAGATGCCCGAGACTCAGTACAAGATCCTGAATATGTTCTCCAGCACAAGTCTCTTGGGCTCGATGGATCAGAACCGGAAACAGGCACAGAGGGAGAACTGGAAGTTCATCAACGAGAAAGTTCGCCCGAAGGTCAATCCGATTATCGACGACAACGTAGTTCATCTTACGGTGCATCGTGAGTATGCGTTGACGAGCGAGTTTGAGATGCTTCCCGAGGAAATGAAGCGCCTCTGGATGATTCACATCCTTGAGCACCAAATGGCGATGATGCCGCAGATGCAGGAACCGATGGAGCAGGGTCCGGGTGAGAGCGGCGGAAAGAAAGAGCGGGCTCCGGCTGGACCGGAATCGACCGGGGCGAACACGCAGATGCCGCCGACTCCTGGCGGTCCAATGTAGGGGGCGCTATGCCGATCAAGAAGTATTACGGTGGTCACGGAGAGGAAGTCATGGCAGACATGAAGGGGCGATACGGCGAGGAAAAGGGGAAGGAAGTTTTCTACGCCACGGCGAACAAGCGGGACCAGAATCCGGGCGACAAGAAGAAATCCAAGAAAGACAATCCTGTGATCGCTCGGATGAAGATGGTCATGGAAGGCCCGAAAAAGAAAGGCAAGTGATGGACAAACTCCGGCGCTATGCCGATTCGATCGGCAGTTACAAGAATCCGCGCAAGGCAGGAAACAGCGGGCTCGCGCAACCAGTTCCGAGTCCGGGGACCAACCAGGGTCCGAAACTGCGAAGGCGCGAGAAAAGCGTTTTGCGAACGATGTTTGAAAAAGCGTTCCCGCAGAAATGAAGACTGCCTACCACAAGAAACATGGCCTTGCCGACAACGGTTCCGGATGGACGGTCAACGGGGATCGCTTTTGGTGGTGCGCCATCTGCGGCAAATCCTTGGGCCGCGAGAACGATATTGTGATACAAATGCGGCCGACACTCGCTTGCGGCGGTACGTTCAGAAAACAGGCTTGGGGCTTTCACTCTGAATGCTACGCCAGTCTGCAACCCTTTGACGACTGGCTCAAACGTCGCCCGACAGGATTGGAGCGCCATGATAACAGCGGTGATTCTGAATCGGTATCCCGAGATACTGGCTCCCCTTTTGACTTCGATGAGAGAAACCGAGTCAGTCCCCGACGAAACGATCGTCGTAACGGATCGTCACGACAACTCGTTTCCGGGGTGCGTGACGATAAACTCGGGGCACAGCGACTTCGTGTTCGCACGAAACGCAAATATCGGAATCACGTCCGCGAAGCCAGAATCGGACATCGTTCTGCTCAACGATGATTGCGTGATCGTCGAGCACGACTTCTTCAATCGTCTTTCCCAACACGCCTACCAGCAAGGCGACATTGGCATTCTCTCTCCACTAATCGACGGCGGGGTGGGCAATCCCTACCAGAATGCCGGAAGGGTGTCCGAACTGTGGGGCCCGGACTGGAAAGTTCTCAACATCGGTGGTCAGGAGGCCGATTCCATGCCGGTCTGCTTCCCGTGCGTTCTGATAAAGCGCCAGTGTCTCGACGAGGTAGGAAAGCTGGACGAGGAGTTTTTCGGGTATGGGTTGGATGACAACGATTACTGCATCCGGGTTCGTCGGGCCGGATGGTTTACCTGCATTGTTCGTGATCTCACGATTCGCCACGGCAACGGTGGCGTGAATCTCGAAAGAGGGCGAAACTGGTCTTTGAGCTTTGCCAGGGAAGCTCCTCTCCCCGCGAATGTGCCCCACTTGATGGAAAAGTGGGCCCCAAAAAATTCGTGAAGTGCTTTGACTTGTTATTCCGGTGTGGTAACTGTTCGCTCGGATGATGTTTTCGTTTCCTCACGTCACGAGGTAGGAAATGCCCGACGAAACAGTTGCTTCTTCGTCAGAAGCGGATGACAAAGAGAAGCTCGACGCCCAAGATACGGACTCCGACCCGGAAGAATCGGAGGGCATCGACTCTCCAAAGGCCAAGACTCAGCGCCGGTTTCAACAAATCCTGCAAGAGCGGGAGGAGGCACGGCAACGAGCGGACAGGCTCCAGCAATTCGTTGATGAGCGACTTTCGCAATTCGGAACACCCGAGGAAATCTCGGAGTTCACCGAGTGGCGGAAGGAGCGGGCGCAAGCCCAAAAAGCGGCGGATGATGGAGAGTTGACCCCTCAGCAACTTGCACAGGTCAAGCGTGCAATCGACAAGGCGTATCCCGAAATCTCGCAGATGCGGAAGGACTACGAGGCCGCACAGCAGGATCGGGCCGATGCGATGTACGAATCCGCTCAAGAAGAGATCAAAAACTTGGCCGAAAAGGTCGGCATCGGGACGGACGAGAAATCGCTCACTCGTCTCGCTGGCCTAGTCCTCATGGAGATCAAGACCGACGAGAAACTTTCTCGGCTTTGGCGAGCCGGTAATCTCAAGTGCATTGAGAACGCCTTCAAAGCGGTTGACGAGCAATTTCTCCATACGGGGAAAACCAAGGGTCTTCGGGGGCAAGCCGAAGATGCCCGTGAGAAGCGCAGAGTTGTGCGGGTGCCCACGATTCCTACGGGTTCCCCTGCTACGCGATCCGGGTCTCCAGCCCCGCGAGAAAAGGGAATCACGAAAGAGACGCACGAAAGGGCATTCGCTATCCTTCAACAAGGCGGGGACTGACCCGCATAGTTGTTTGACGAGGAAGCGATGGCTCAAAACCTTACCAACTTCGATAACGCCCTGAAGGATGTCTACGGGCCGGCTATCGAGGAGCAGTTGAGTCTGGTCAATGTCCTGACCGACTGGATTGACGAAAACGATTCATCGGACTGGACTGGCCGGCAGGTTGTCTACCCCATTCACGTTTCGCGCAACCAGGGCGTCGGAGCAATCGGAGAGGGCGAAATGCTCCCGACTGCCGGCAACCAGGGTTACGCGAAGGTCGTGATCCCCGAGAAGTACAACTACGGCCGCATCGAACTCACCGCACAGGTCATCAAGGCCAGCCAAAAGGACAAGGGCGCTTTCACCCGTGCGATGGATGCGGAACTCAAGGGGATCGTCAAGGATCTCGCCAACGACCGGGAGCGCCAGTTCTTCGGTGACGGAAACGGTGTCCTGGCTCTGGTCAACGCGGCGCAGAATCTAAGTGCGACTGCGGGAATGACAATCGACTCTCCGTTCGGAGTCAGTCCGACAACCGACGGCGCTCGGTTCCTGAATCCGAACATGGGCATCGTCGTCATCGGAGCGTCCACGACAACCGTTTCCGGAACATTCACCGTGTCTTCGGTGAACGCCGATGGGACGGTCGTCACCACGGGCGGAACTCAGAACATCACGTTCCCAGACAACGGGCGACTGGTGCGGTATATCCAGGGCGACGTAACCGGAGCGACCAACAACTTCGGAAAGGAAGTCACGGGTCTCCTGGGGATCATCGACGACGGGACGTACAAGAACACGCTTCACAACATCAACCGAACAACCTACCCCGTTTTCAAATCCACGGTCATCACTTCGGTCGGGGCGCTCACCCTGGATGTGATTCAGCGTGCGATTGACTCATCGGATCAGTTGGGCGGCGGAAACTTCGGCGCGAACGGCGTCTTCTTCTGCCACTACTCCGTGAGGCGAGAGTACCTGAAGCTGCTCCAGGCGGATCGCCGGTACACTGGGGGCGATCTCCGCACTCCTGACGGCGGCACGAAACAGGCCGCACTCAAGAACGGCGGGGAGATCACCTACGGCGATCGTCCGTGGAAGGTGGCGAAGCACTGTCCGTATGGGACACTCTTCGGGATGCTGAAAGGGACCGTCACGCGCTACATCCATGTTCGCGGCGAGTGGGCCGACGAGGATGGCGCCGTTCTGCGGAACGTCTCCAACTACGACAAGTGGGAGGCGTTTTACAGAATTTACGACGAACTCCACAGCGATCGTCCGAACGAGGCTTTCCGCCTTGACGGGATTACCGCGACGGTCAGTATCGCTCACATCTACTGAGCGATCTCCGTCCAGTGGAGAGTAATCGTGCGAAGAGTTATCAACGTCTCGAAAACGCCATTTGAACTCGTGTTCGATGCTGGTCACATAATGATCGACCCCGGCAAAATGGTTGAACTGGACGACGCGATGGCGGCGATGGCCCGCAAGCAGTCGGTTGTGTGGGACGAGGAGGGCAACCCCGAGGCGTTCCGCATTGAGATCGTCGAGCAGATGACGGAGCAACAACTCAAGAATGTTCTTGCTTACGACTGCCCGATGAATCTCGCCGGCAAGTGTTCGTCTGGTCCGTTCAGGACGCTTGAGGATCTCAAGGCACATCTCGACACGCATCTCAACCAGGGGGTGCCCGAGAGGGCATCCCCGCGCAAGCAGTAACCCCCGGACTTTTCGGGTCTAGTGGGGTCAACTATTGAGGAGAGTATCCACATGATCCGTGTAAAGAATCTGGAACACTTCGTAATTCCCCTGCACGTCCCTGGCACCATCTCTGCCGGAGCGAGCAAAGCCTGTGCCGTTGTTCCTTTCCCTGGCAAGATCGTGAACATCTACGCCAAGCAAGGGACTGCCGGTGGCGGCGACACAAACACGATTGCTGATTTGAATCTGAACGGAACGACTATCTTCGATACGTCCGTGAAGATCACGACAGCAGCCACAAGCGGGACGGTGACGTATTCGGCGCTCGACTCCAGGCCGACAGACGTTGCGGCCGGCGACATTCTCACGCTGGACGTAGATCAGGCCGGAACATCCGGTGCGAATCTCTGCGTGCTGGTCACGATCGCCAAGAACAATCCGGGCACCGAGACCAACCTTGCCGACCACAACACCGTAGTCTAGGAGGCCCGGAATGCCTAACGCTCCTAGATGGTTCCTAGACGAGCTACGCGCATTCGACTCCGATCTGAGACTGCGATGGAGTTTTCGGCTTCAGAATTGGCAGTTGGAGCGAAAAGTCACTCGCAGTCTTCACCCCGGAACGATTCGCAACGACTCCTGGCACGATGACTACATTCGCGCACAGGAGGGCTACATTCTCGTCGCAACGATTCCATTCAACGGTCTGTCCCGGTCTGTGTTCGAGAGGCTCCGTGCCAGCGATCTCTGGTCAAACGGCGGCTGGCAGCGGGTGGCCGAAGAGTTGGAGGAGTTGGAGAGGGTTCAGGAAGAGAAAGTCTGGAACGACTTCCAAGACTCCGTTCGTGCGAGTAGCGCGGAACTCTACAACCTGTGGAAGATCCGCGATGGCAGGACGGTGTTCAATGCGGGATGGGTAGCATGATTGACTACGAGATTCAGGGACCGACACGATCCTGGGGGCAGTACATGGGCCAGCCCAATGTCATGTACGGCGCTCCCCCGCCCACCTACGGCCCGCCCGATCCGGGCGTCATGCGACAGGTCGGGGATATGTTCATGCAGCGGATGATGGGGCGAAAGCGTCCCGGTGCGATCGGCCCTGGCGACAGTGGATGGCCGGGGCAAAACGACTCTGCCGGCTGGCCGCAAGGCGGGGGTGGGGGCGGAATCGCTCAAATCCTGATGCAGCATTACATGAAGTGAGGGCTCGAAATGGCGACGAGTGCCGAATTGGTCGATCGAGTCCGATCGAACATCAACGAGCCGTTCTCCAACGATGATCCGCAGAGGACCGACCAGGAGATTGCCCAGTGGCTCACTGATGGACTCTACGACTACGTTCAGAAGATACCGGCCGATGGCGCTCCCGAGTTGGTGGTTCACTCGACGTTCACCGGGGACTACTGGGAAATCCCGGCCGATTACATGAGACTGCTACACGTCGTAGTCAGCCACACGATCGGCGGGATTCAGGTGGTCACGGAGCAAGCCTACGTTCTCAACGTGGACGAGGTATATCTCTGCCAGTGGTATCCGGGCGGTCTGGGAGCGTGGGCTCGGTTTGATCGGATCGGATCAACGCACGTCATTCGTTCCGGCCCCAACGTCTTCAGCGGAACGATCACGTACATCGGTCTGCCGAACTCCCTGGCGACGTGCAACGTGACTTTCCCGATGGGAGCGGAGCACGAAGAACCAATCGTGAACTACGCGACTGCGATGGCTCTGGCGAAGATCAACGACGAGGACGCTCCCCGGTATCTGGAACGGTACAACGAGCGGATCATGGCTGAGAACGGCCGCTACCCTCAACCCAAGAAAGTTGAGAAAGAGCGTCCGACGACAGGGGGGCAACCCGAATGAGCGATCTTCGAACCATCCTGTTGCTCTCCCGAATGAAGCTGAAGGATCTCGGCGTGAAGCGGTTCACGGAGATCGAACTGATCGCCGCTGCGAACGAGGGAAAGAACGAACTCGCCAAGATCATCCGACAGGCGCGAGAGGATTTCTTCTACAAGACTGCGACCGGGACATTCTCGACAACGACGGCGCCGAACTATTCGGAGATCACGCTCCCAGCCGACTTCTCGCAGTTGAAAGACATCGAAGTGACCACGGCCGGATACGAGTGGACGGAGTTTGCTCCATGCGACATTTCCGATCCGAGATTCAAGGAAGCTGCGCGGTACGGCGGATCGTATGGGGGAGGATCTGGAACGGCGTATTACGACGTTGTGGGGAACACCAAGGTCGTGTTCGCTCCCGGCTTCGATGTTGCTCTCGACTACCGAATGCGCTACATCTCGGTGGTCCCCGATCTGCGGTATCCGACAGACACGATTGCCCCGATTCCCCTTGAGCACTTCGATTATATCGTGACCTACGTGGTCGCGGAGTGCATGAGGGAAGGGGAGAATCCCGCCTATCAGCTTTGGCTCGACAAGCTGGAGAGGCAGAAAGACATGATCGTTGAGTCGATCAACACGGTTCAGATTCGAGATCCCAAGTACGTCAGGGGATACATGGAGGAAGAGGGATGGTAACGATCTACGCAAGCAAATTCACGCCGAAACCGCTGGGGGAGACCTACAGCTATACGGTCGGTCAGACGGTGGTCTCTCTTCCATCCATCCCTGACGGAACCGTTGCGATGGTCATGCAAGTCGAGTCGCAAGCGATCCGGGTGAAATTCAACGCCAACACCGGGGTGACGTATGGCGTGACTCTCGGAAAGGGATTCCTGTTCGCCGTGAACGACGTGAACAATCCGGTTTACATCTTCGAAGGACGGGATCTGCTCGACAGGATGAGACTGCGGTGCAACGTCACAACGAGTGATGCCACGGTCAACATCATGTTTCTGGGTGAGAACGCGATTCCTTCCTACAACGGGTAAGCGATGCTTGGCAAGGGAGACGCTTTCGCTGAAGGGTTTCTCGGTCTTATCCTGAACGGGACCACGATCGCCGGTCTCGCCCGCGATGATTCTGGCGGGATTACGATCACGTATGTCGGGCTCCATACGGCTTCTCCCGAAGGTGGCGATCAGACAACGAGCGAGGCGACGTTTGCCGGCTACTCCAGGGTTGAGATTTACCGCGATCCGACAGGATGGACTGGAAGTGGAAGGACGTGGACGAACGTCAATACGATCACGTTCCCGATGTGCGAGTCCGGTAGCGAGGAGTTGCTGTACTTCACGATCGGAACGGAGCCCGTAGGGGCTGGGTTGGTTTTGTGGACGGGGACGTTCAGCACAACCCTGGAAGTGACGGCTGGGGTGACGCTCTTTGTCGCTCCCGGCAATTTGATTGTGACGGAGGATTGAAATGTCGGTCCCGAATTTTCTGGCGAGTAGTCACTTCTATTCAACGATGTCGGCAACGTGCGCCCAGAACGTCATCGACGAGCTTCATACGATCTTGGAAACAACGAACGACCCGCCTTGGACTAATCCAAGTGGGAACACGTTCACTTCTCCCGTGGATGATGACGGTCGGTATTTTACGGCCAATTTTTCCGTGAAAGACACGCATCATCTTGTTTACCATGTGGTAGATCAGTATGGGGCCGCCGTTGAAGACAGAAATTTAATCGTCGATGCGGCTGGAACGGAGATCAGGATTTATTCCGGCGAGTATCATCTGTGGATCGACTCTATGAGGTCAACACCGGAAAATCTGCGAATGGGCATCTTGGATCTCAGTCCGCAGGGTCAAACGACATGGGCTAGCGCTGTGTTTGCGAACGGCCATCAACGCAATAGTGACGACTGGGCAGGCAACAAAGAGAGCGGCCAGTTGGCAACAACCGCTACACTGGGCGGAAATGGGCAGGGAGCGGCGCAGGTTTACATGGTCGCCACCACGGATAGCCGTGGGGCTGGCTACGATCTTGCTGGTAACTTGGTGACTTGGCCGGTCTTTGTTGGGAAGTTCAACACATATCCGGTTATCTTCATCGGAAGGCTTTATCAAGCCCTATTATGTCCGAACAGTTTGGCATACGGGGTTGAGGTCACGATCCCAATCGACACGGACACAACGGCGAAGTTCAGAGTTGCCGGGGTTGCGGAGAATTGGTATCAACGCTTGCTCATTCGGGCTGACTGATGGCGCGAAATACTCAGTACGACAAGGCTGAGAATGTCGGCCTGATTTACGAGACGGGCGCAAGGCATTCCCGCGCTTTCAAGGCAAACAATTCCTATCTCTACGCTGCCAGCGGGGGCATCATGCAGATGCCTCACGCCGGAACCGCTGCCCTCTGGTTCCGTCCCACCAATGACTGGAACGACTCAGGAGGCCACTGGTACTTCGATCTTCGCAAGAGCGGCGAGTCCGATACCGCTCTGGTTCTCACGAAGTGGTCGAACAATAAATTCTACGCTGGCTGGATAAGGAGCGTGGGCGAACCCCGTCCTTGCTGGGATGCGGATGACCAGGTTAAAAACGGGTGGAACCTTCTTCTTGTGACCTGGGACGATGCAGATGGGGCGGACGGGGCGGCAGAGGCGTTTCTCAACAACGTCTCAATGGCCACCGGAACTTGCCCTTGGTCCGACACGCAGAGTGGAACGTGGAATCTGAGAATTGGTTGTTGGTGTATTAACGGAGACCTAAATGCTTCAGCCGACATAGCTGATGTGACGATCTGGGATGTCCGCTTGGATGCAACACAGAGAGCCAATCTGTATAGCGGGACAGACTCCACGGTTATCGGGAGTCCAATCCTGCACTATCCGCTGACGGGATTGACTACGGAATCCGCTTCGGTTGGAGGTCCCACGCTGACACCGGGATCTGTCAATCCACCACGGCTGTACGAAAACAATTCTCTCGTATTTGCGGATCAGGCATCCACGCCTCAATGGTTCATGGCGGAGTCCAAGGCCAGTTTCTTCTGGTCTGTAAATGAGGTTCTATACAACGGAAACGGGTTGTTTTCCGACGCGAATGACTCTGTTCTCCTGCTTGTTGATGGGGAATACCAGTACCAAAGCGGGGGACAGTCAGACCCCGAGCCGCCAGCGCCGACGTTCATTCCGGCGTGGGCCGTAAATAGAAATGTGATGATTCAGCCCGGATACATACTATGAAAAAGAACGTGGCGGGTCAACAAGTCGGCGCACAGATGGTCAGTGCGACGAACGGTGCTGCCTTCGCGGGGGCGGTCTCGGTTTACATTACCGGAGACACGTTCACGCAATCTCTCGGCGGAAGCGCGAGCGGAGTGTGCGAGCATCTTGGGAATGGTCTTCACATATACAAGCCGGTCCAGTCCGAGACTAATTTCGACTACATCGCATTCACGTTCATCGGAACGGGAGCCGTGCCTTCCACGGTTCAGGTCTACACCGAATTTGACTCGGACGTTGTGAAGATTTCTGGAGACGCAACGGCGGCTGACAACCTTGAGGCCCAATACGACGGTTCGGGGATCATCGGGAGCAACTATCCTGCTTATCAAGCACAGGTCCGTGATATTGCCGTCACGGGAAGCGCGTTGAACACCGTGGCGACTACGTTCTCGATGAGTTATGGGACGCAGACCAACTCGTACACGTTCACCCAGCTTGCGAATCAGAGCTATCACCAAATCGCCGCGCAGAACGCCGGAAGCAATCCGTACAACATTGATTGCTACTACGAGTTCAACATCGGGACTGAGGGTGTTCCGGTTGAGGTCTCTGTGCTGGGTAGGTTGCACGAGGGTTCCGCTCCATACGGCGGGGACTCCGTTGACACGTATGCTTGGGACTGGGTTGGTTCTGCTTGGGATCACATTTCTCCTGCTGCCGGTGATTTCGTTGGTTCAAATTCCACAACCGATGTAGTCAAGTTGATGACGCTTCTCACGAAACACGTTGGAACCGGCGCGGATGATGGGAAGGTGCGGATACGATTCGAGGGCAACACTCTCGAAAGCGGGACCATTCTCTATATCGACCAGGTTCTCGTCCGATACGCCAATCCTCTCACTCAGAGCGGAATCGCCAATGAGCTTCTCGGCTCGACGATGGGGACGAACGTCACGGAGATCAAGGCTCAAACCGATCAGTTGACGTTCAACGGTGACAACGTACTCGCGGAGGTTGGGAGCGTCACGATCAGTGGGACCGTGTTGGTCGGTGATGTGACTCTGGCCGCAACTCAGCCGAACTATGCTCCCGCGAAGGCTGGCGATGCGATGGCTCTGGTCGCGCCGTACTCGGCGCTTCTCAACTCGACACTCAGCACGATTCAGGAGTCTATCGACGATCTTGCCGACTCGCTCTCCACGATCGCTCCTACTACAGATGCGGCTGATAGTGCGTCTGTGACCTACGGGACAACGATCGCCGGTTCTTATGTCAACACGCAGACGGATGACAACAACCCGTACACTCTCAGGCCGGCGGCGAGCGGTCTGGACATGACGATGTTCTTTGAGATCGGGACCGGCAGGGCTCCGGTCGGGGTTGCGATCAACGGATATTGGAACGGCTCGGGGCAGTATTGCGATGTCTACGCCTACGATTACCTGATTGACGTTTGGGACAAACTCAGCAACTCGTCAACTCGGATGGCGAGCCGGAACTCTGACGCAGACTACTCCTATCCGCTGAACCGGGAGCACATGGACCCCGCGACGGGTCAGGTGAAGATCCGGTTCGTGTCTGCTTCAACCAACACGGCGCATAGGCTCTATCTTGACCGTGTTCTGGTTTCGACGGTCCAGAGCGAGACGGGGACGGCGCCGGCCAGCATTTCCGCTCAAGATGTCTGGGATTACGCGACGAGGACGTTGACTTCGGATTCCGGCGAGCCGGTCGATGCGTCCGAGATTGCGGCGGCGGTTCGTGACGTGGACAACTCCGCTCCGGCTGCCGGATCTCTCGGGGAGGCGATCAACAATGCCGCGACTGGTTCTTCGTTATCCACAGTTCAGGATGGCGTGGATGCGCTCTCTTCTTCCATGTCCGAAATCGCGGGGTACGTCGATACGCTTGAGGCGTCTGCCGCTTCGATCGAAGCGTATGTCGATACGGTTGAGGGCACACTCGCGCTTCTTTCTGTCACACTGTCGGATGTGCTGACGGAAGTTCAGAATGTCAACTCCAGCCTGTCGGACATTGACACCAACCTTGACGCTGTTCTTGGTGTGGCTGGCAAGCTGGATACCGCGATGGAGTATGACGCTGGAGTTTTCCGGTTCACGGAGAATGCTCTGGAGTTGGCGCCCACGGCGTCGTCTACGCTTACCGAGGCCGCAATCGCTACGGCGGTCTGGGGAGCGGCGTCGAGAACTCTCACGTCCGGAGCGGCCGGAGCCGGGGCGATCGCCTACGTCTACACTCTCACCGAGTATCCTGGGGGAGATCCGATCGCAGACGCCGATGTGTGGGTTACATCCGACAGTGCTGGGACGAACGTCCTGGCTTCTGGAAGGACCGACGCCTATGGTCAGGTTACGTTCTATCTCGACGCCGGCACGGTGTATGTGTGGCGCCAGAAGTCGGGTTACAACGCTACGAATCCTGACACCGAGACGGTTCCGGGCTCCGGCGCTGGCACGATGACGAGTGCGACGAACGATGATGGGACGGTAGGATTCCTTGACCCTGATAACATTCTGTAAGGCGGGAAATGGGACTGAAGGCAGCAATCCCTTTCGAGCTTGCTCCATGCGAACTCTACGAAGATCCGGTCGTAGCCCAAAAGTGGCTTGGGTCCATTGTCCGCATTGATCCCGCAGACTTCGGCGGCATTGATAAGATCATCTCGGCTTCATTCGAGATTGAGGGATATAATCAGCCTGGAATCGTCGCAAGCGATACGAGCACGATCACGCTCGTAGACGATGACGATGTTGAGTACGGTTCGCTGTCCTTCTACGCTGAGGCTTGGCTCGACTACTACCGCAAAGAAGTCTCGATAACTCTTTCCAGTTCGGCCACAAACTACTATCTCAAATACGAAACTGGGAATCTAAAGTTCGTCAGTCGTTCCGCTCGGATCTGGATTGAGGTTCACGATGCGGACGACATGAGGATTCCCGTCTTCCTGTTTGACGGGGAAGAGTCTACGGGCGGCGGGCAGGAGACGGCAGTCGCCAACGACTTCTGGGCATACGGCGTGGCGGCTTACGAGGCCACCGACTATTGCTTCGGGACTTACGCCGGACAAGTGGAGAAGTATTTCCGGCGCTTCAACAAAGTAGACGCGAACTGGCAAACGCTTGACCATTGGACATTCACCGTTGTCGGGCACTGTCGGGACGATGAGGTTGCCGGCTTGCCGGTTAGGACAGCCGCCGTCATGACGGCCGCTCTGTTCAACCGGACTACGAACCAAATGGTGGAAGGGAGCGAGATAGAGTTCACTTCCGTCATCCCAACGAGAAAGTCTGTCAATCTTGCGAATGACGCTGCCAACTTCACGGACGGCGACGATTTTGTTGTCAAAATCAAGTTGGCCGCAGAGGGCTCGTATGCGATGGGCTGTCTCGTCAAGGCCCAATTGGAAGCCGTCCTCACAAACGCGAGCAAGGCAGAGATTCACATCAAGGCGGGATCTGTCATAAAAGGGGGCTGGGGGGCCCAGGCCCACGATTACACGCGCCGATACGTCCATCAACCGTCGAAGTACACTGACGGGGCCACGTTCTACTTCGAACAAACGGCGAAGGAGACCGGGGGTGGCGCGAGTCTTTACCTATTGGATTGCGGCCTGAAAGACGAGGGTTTGAACTGGGCTCGGACCTATGCCGGCGGATCTGAGAATGTCGCCGGGGTAACGTGGTCCGACACGGCGAATATGTCGGGGTTTGCCGACACAGGGCCGATTGAAACGTGTGCGGCATCGGTGACGCTTCTCGGGGGCGAGAGTACGCACCTGAACATATTTGGATTCGACTACTCCGAGTTTCCTGGGACGTTGGTCGAATCGGTGGTCTACATCGTCATTGGGATGGCATCTACTCCCGAAATGTCTCACTCGTCTCAGCTTGCGATGTGCGCGGGGCAGTACGGTACGATCCGAGAGATTTTCCCGAATCAGATGGTTGGTGTCGGATTCGATCTCGGCGCGGCGATGCCGAGTGATGTCACGCTCTCCATCACGCAGTCCAGCACGTTTCCAACACTCTACTTTGCGACGGCTGCGATCGTCGAAGGCAGTTGGGGTGATGACATAGCGGAGAGTCAACTCGACTTCTCAACGTCTGCGCTTGAGCGGCAACGTAGCGCCGAATTGTCGGAGGCGTTGACGGAGGGCAATCGGTACATCTGCCACTACACTAGCTATCTTGGCTCCGGGTATCCAGGGAACACGATCATCAACCATTGTTCCGCCGCCGTTATCGTGTTCTTGTCCGAAGCGAGTGGTCGCTTCTGGGCGGAAGCCGACGGTTCCGGTTGGGCCGAGATGTTGGAGGTCGGGAAGGTCGTTCCGTCCGATTTGCCTTCCGGCGCGTGCATCGGCGTGACGGCGAGCTACGATCCCGAGACTGGTCAGGTAACGGGTGAGGGCTACGGGTCGGATGCGACGTTGTGGCGTGTGGTCATCTACGGATCAACGACGCCGCTTGATTCGGGCTCCGGGTCTACGGCATCGTTCACGTTCGCTGGAACGTATGGCGTGAACTACCAGTTGCAGTTTGCGAACGGGATGGGCGATTACTCCACGGCGAACTGTGCGTTCCTGTTCCAGAATGCGGCGCCTTGCTCGGTGTGGACCCGCAGAGTCCCGGCCGATTTCGTATGCTTCACGCGAGTTCCGGAGCATCCTTGGACCGTGGAAAGGGTTTGTTGAAATGCACATTAGAATCGCTCGCTTGGAATCCCGTAAGTGGACTTGCACTCTCAGTGCTGGTCCCAACGCTTCTCTCAGCCTAGATGGTTGCACGATCAAGTTCGTTGTGAAGCGAACATGGAAGGATGCTTCCGCTCTTTTCGAGCTTAATAGCAACACGATGGGGATTTCGTTCGTCGATACTGCGAGCGGAATCTACGAGTTGACGATCCATTCCACGGCAACTCAGAGCGTCTCGGAATCCGGAAAGAACGAGAACTACGTCTTCGATCATCGAATCTTGCTGGCGAACGGCACGGTCAAGGTGTTGGAGTCGGGCGACTTTGTTGTGACTCCTGGCGCTGCGGAGTTCTGATGCCTCTCAAGACTATTCAATACGAGCTATCGAACTGGCAGGGGTTCAATCGGTACGACCCCGAAGCGGATACCGATCCTCACTTCTGGTCCGAGGTTCAGAACGTCGAGTTCGATCAGGGCGGCGTGCTGGCGAAGCGTCGTGGGACAACGACGGTTAGCCTGACGTTTGGATCTGCGATCAATCTGATCTACGACTGGCAGAACCAACTAGGGTTTAACAGTCTGACGGATCGCCAGAGGACGGTAGTTATTGCGGGAGCGGCCGGATACGTCATCGAGGGTTTCAACTCTTCGAACACGATCTCGTACACGTTTGGAACGACAGACGAGTTTCACAACGCTTGCACAGACGACAACGGGATCTGCTTCATAGCCGGCGAGACTTCGGCGGTCCCGAAGATGCTGTGCTGCATTGGTGGCAACTACTATTTTCAGGACATCACTCTGACTGCTCCGGGCACGATCACGATTGGAACGACCGGCTCCACAAGCTATTCCGGCACGTTCTACGCGGTCGCATCGTATGTGGATGCGTGGGGAAACGAATCCCCTCTTAGCCCGGAGAGCGATGCCGTGGTTGTGAGCAACAACGGCATCCAAGTTGGGGTGACGGAGCCAGCAGATCCCACTGTCTCGTACATCAAGGTTTATCTCCTTGGACCGAAGATGAGCGAGTACCAGTTGGCGGGAACTATGTCCACGACCGGAGGGACGTTCTCGTACACCGGATCGCTGGCCGAGTTGGGGGCATCCGATTTCCCCCCGGAATACTTGGAGGATGCCCCCGAAGGTCGGGTCGTTACGATCTATGAAGATATGCTCCTCATAGCCGGCGACAAGCGCAGACCCGATGTTGTCTGGGCGTCAAATCGCGGGTTTCACCGTCAGTGGTCGGACAACTACGCCAAGTGCGTTTCTGGCGACGGTCAGGAGGTACGGGCTTTTGGTGACAGCTTCGATCGGAAGATGGTGCTCAAAGCCGACAGTGTGTTCGTCTGCGAGGGGGAGCACCAAGACAACTTCAATGCGAGGCTGTACGACGGGAAGACGGGGGTGGTCGGTCAGCGTGCGGTGACGCTCGGACCCGGACGAATGGTGTGGTTTGCGGACGAGGGTGCGTTTGTCGATACCGGCTCGAATCCGCCGCAAGAAATCTCGACGGTGATCCGCGAACACTTGAGGACTCTCAACTATCAGAACATCGTCGTTCCGCCGGCCAAGATGTTCCTGGCGAACTACAAATACTATAAGCAAATCTTCTTCGCCTGTCGTGAGGACGGAAGCGCAGGGGAGAACGACACGATTCTGGTCTGGAGCTACGAGCGCAACACTTGGACGAGGTACAACGGGTGTGCCCCGAGGGTGATGGCGCTCGTTCAGAACAAGGACGATTACGAGTACCTGTTCGGCGGGGATAGTCAGGGCAACCTGTGGATCTTCAATCCGCCTAACGCTCCGGGTCGGAACGATGACATGAAGTTCGGCGTTACGTTCTCCGTTACGTCTTACGCCGTCACTCCCTGGATGAATTTCCCCAAACTCCTTCAGAGCCCGGAATGGGAGCGGACGAGGACGATTCCCAGGTATCTGAAGATTTACGCGAGTGGGGAGCCGGCGAGCGCCTTGGACGATGAGTTCTCGCTTCAGGCGACGTACTACACGGATTTCAACCACGACACTGTTCGCGGCACGTTCAACGTCACCTTCAAGGCTCATGCTTGGCCGACGATTCGCCCATACTCCAAGACGATTCTCTACGGAGGGTCTGTCGGAACCTACAACTGGATCAAGTGGCGATTTGACAATGCCGAAATGGGACAGCATTACCGCATTCACAAGTTGGTTTTTGGATCGAAACTCAAGCCGGCGATCGACTGATGGCAAACGAACAGAACCTTCTCCAGCTACCAAAGAACCTTCAGGATCTCACGAAGAGGGAGAACGTAGCTCTCCTCAATCAAGAACTGAAGAGATTGGTCAATGCCGTGAATCAGGATCGGTGGGTGGATCAGATGCCGGTTCCGGAGAATTTCGAGTCGGCCGGGGGTGCGGGCTATGCTGTTCTGGGGTGGGACGATGTTCCGGACGAGTTGCGGCCGTCTCTGGACGGGGCTCGGATCTGGAAGGCGGATGCTTCGATTGATCCCCGCGAGGTCTTCAGTGACAACGAGGACAAGGGTGTGCTGGTAAGCTGCGTTCGTACCACCAAGTATCTTGACGTAGAAGTATCGACGGGGACGTGGCTGTATTGGGTACAATGGGTCAACCTGAACGGTGAGGCCGGCGGGGTTGCCGGGGCCGAAGTCGTGGATGTGATTTAGGAGAGGAAAATGGGTCTCCAAAACTTCAAGGATTTGTCGGATCAGTTGGGGCAGCAGAGAAATGATCTTCTGAAGAGTTACGTCCCGAAGTTCAACAACTACGGGGAGCGGGCGCTCGATTTCCAGAGCAAGGTGATTGATCCGTTCCGGCAGGGAATGGAGGCCGATCGGACGAGCGCAACGGGGGACATCGGGACTCTGCGATCGTTCATGACTGGCGTGATGAGCGACCCGTCCAAGCGGGGCTACGACGAGGGGACTCTTCAGGGTATGCGGTCCCGTGCGATGGACACGATCGCTGGGGCGCGGCGGGCGCAGATGGCTCAACTTTCGAAGCAGGTGGCTGCGGCCGGCATGGGAAACACGGGGATCGGCATCCGTGCTACTCAGGACTACGGGCGAGACGCCGCACGGCAGATGCGCGAAGCGATGCGAGACATTGACATTTCCCAGGGCGAGGCGTCGAGAGAGGATCTCTGGAAGGGCGCTCAAGGTCTCCAGAACGTCCAGGGGATGGATCTAGCGAATCGCGGACAGCAGCTTCAGAGCATGGGTCTGTCGCAGAATGCGATGGATCAATACCTGAAGTCGATCATGGGAGAGGGGCAGTTCTACTCCGACTTCATGCTCCCGTCTTATGGGCAACAAGGCAGTTTGCTTGCCGAGAAAGCGAAGCCTGGGTTCTGGATGCGCCAAGCCGACAAAGCGATGAGTATGTTGATGGGGCAGTAACGGAGGTTCGTGATGGGTCAGAGGCAATCTTACGATCGAACGCCTGTCATTGACATGATGAGGCAGATTGACGAGGAGAATCTCCTGGGGCCGGAGCCCGTCTATATGCCGACTGGCTACGGGATGCCGGCGCCTGACCCGCAGTATTTCCCGTCGCCCAGCGGGACGCTCGGCCCGGAGTTGCAGCCACGAACGGATCTTCGGCCCCGGATGCCGGTGCCTGGAGTTCTTCCTCAAGACGACAACCCGTTCGCCAAATGGGAGAGGATTCTAGGACAGGCGCCCAGTCAAGCCACGCCGGAGATGCCGAAGCCCACGATTGGCGGGGCGTTGAAACAGTGGGCGATGGACAAGATTCCCGGCTACGGCCCGATGAGGATGCAGCGACAGGCGTGGGAGCAGCAGAACGCCAGAGCCGAGGGCGCTCGCCAGATGCAACAGTGGCAGCATCGGGCACAGGCGATGCAGCCCTATCTGGCGGCTGACGCCGACACGATCAGAGACGAGCAGAAGCGACAGAAGATGGCTGATTTCGTTGCCAGGAATTACGGTCACGTCTTCACTCCGTTCGAGCAAGGGGAGATCGTTACCGGACACAACCTGCCGTATCGGTCGCATCAGATCAATCCTCTGCGTGGGATGAAGGACGTAACCTACGGGGGCAAGCCGATGCTGGCGAGGTTCCAGGGAGACGAGGCGGGGAATATCTCGTGGTTTGGTCCCGGGAACGAACCTCTTGATCCACGGTTGATCCAACAAGAGGCGAAGGAGTACAAGACCTCTCTTCCGGAGCGGTATCAGGCGCTTGAGCAAAAGCGGTTGGCCGGCATGATTACTCCAGAAGAGGAGATGGAGCGCAAGTCAATCGACAGCGCGATGCTTCTCGGGTCGCGCTATGTTCAGGGAGAGGTTGGACAGCGCTTCGACACAGGTCAACTCCAACGCAGTTTCGAGGCTCGATACAAGAACCTCAACGATCCTCTCACCAAGATGAACGATCAGTCTGATCGTATGGGGAGGTTGATCGCCAGCTTGAACTCCGGAACTGCTGTGGCCGATCAGTTGATTGCTCCGGAGTTGTTGAGTGCGATGGGCGGCGGTCTGGGTTCCGGCCTGAGAATGTCGGAAGCTGAGATTTCCCGCATCGTCTCTTCCCGTGGAGCGTGGGACGAGCTGGGGATCGCTCTCAACCGATTCAAGACAGATCCGAACGCCGTGCGGTTCCTGTCTAAGAGTCAGATCCAGGCGATCAATGGTCTTGTTGGAGAGGTCAATCGGAAGCTGCAAACGAAACGGCAGATGTACGTCGATGCGATGGAGAATCTGATAGACGCCAAGAATCCGGAGGAGCAACGACGGATCATTGTGAAGCTGAATCAGGATCTCATCAACTACGACAAGAACTCCGAAGATGCGGCGAAGGCTCAAGGCGGCGGGTGGGACAAGCAGAAGAGTGAATGGCCGAAGTGGGGGACCGTGAACGGCAAACGACGGCTGTTCGCCTCTGAAGGACAGATGGTTCCAGAGGGCAGGGAGCAGGAGTACCTGGGGGGTCGGAGATGAACGGCGACAAGAATCCGATGAAGTTTGAATCGGTAGACCCGAAGGCGAAGGTGTCTTTCGAGATGGAGCCGGTTCCGCAAGGGGCTCAAGTTGATTTCGGGCAGCAGAAAGAGCCGATGCCGTCGATGTTGAGCGGCGAGTTTTGGGGACACTCCGCTAGAGCCTTGCCGGGATCTGCGTACAACCTGGGGGCGAACGTCCTCAAACTCTTCAACCCCTATTACTGGCCCGAACTGGCTCGCGGGGCCAACACGGCGATGGAGGCCGCATCCGGTAGCCCGTTGATCCAGGCGATCTCCAAGGATTCTCCGGAGGACGAACGGCGCAGGGAAATGTGGAAGCAAGGCTCCGGGGCGTTGGCCGAACGGTATCTCACTGGAGAGGGGTGGAAGCGAGCCATCTACGAAGATCCGGCGAGTCCGA